TTATATAAAATTAATAGTGATGTTTTTGTTATTATCTATTTCTATATAATCTATTATAGATAACCAAAAACGTCTGCGTTCAACCCTGCTTAAATCACTATACATCTCATTAATATCAATATCTAAGAATTTTTTTATATGTGATGTATCAATAATTTGACTCTCCTGTTCTTCAGTTATATTATCCAGTTGAGATTGTAATTTTTCATAATCTTTTCTATAAGTCTCTTTATCAATCAAATCCTCTAAATATAAATCTTTGATTTTATCTAATTTTTTCATGATTTTCTTCTTTTCATCTTTTTTGTTAGATTTCTTATTTCGTCTGATTTTTTCATTTTGTGCTTCTAATTTCACCATATGTTTATGTAATTGTGGTTTTAAGTTAGTCAAAAGGTAGTTTTCTATATGTTTTTCATTATGAGTTACATTGTGTACACAGTTTTTATTTAGATAGAATGTAGAACATCTATAAGATAAATAAAGTTTTTCTCCAACATTACTAGAATTACCCTTTAATGTATAACCACACTCCTTACATTTTAAAAGACCAGAAAAAATATGATAATGTATGTTTTTATTAGGAGTAGTTTTTTTATTTTTTTCTAATATTCTTTGGATTTGTTTAAATTGTTTTTTTGATATAATAGGTTCACAATAATCTTCAACATAAAATCCTCGTTTATTATAGATTCCTATATAAAGTTCATTTCTTAGTATATTCTTTATTTTATTATAACTGTATAATTCGCCATGAAGATTATTAATTGTTTCTATTAAAGTCCTAACAGAACCTGATTTCTCGTATTCGTCAAATATAGCTTTAACTATATATTTTTTTTCTTTATCAATAACTAGATGCTTATTTTCTATTTTGTAACCTATGGGAATTGTACCACTTATAACTTCTTTACGTCTCAATTTATCCTGAAAAACAAATTTTATTCTTTCAGATGTTTGAGCTGCTTCATTTTCTGCTACAGATAGCATAATGTTTATATGTAATCTACCAGCAGCAGTGCTAGAATCGTAGTTTTCTAAAATGGTTTTCCAATCACACTTATGTTTTTCCAAGGTTTCCATTATTTTATAATAGTTTTTAACGCCACGACTTAGTCTATCAATTTTAGTCATTAAAACTAGGTCTACTTTATCTTTTTCCACATCTCTTAATAATCGTTGTAAGTTAGGTCTTTTTAAATTAGTTGCAGAGCAACCTTCATCAATGTATTTACCAACTATGTTAAAATCATTCTCTTTAGAGTACTGTTCTAAAGCCTCTATTTGTGTCCTTATGCTATCTCCATTTAAAGCTTGTTCTTCTGTACTAACACGTATATAAAGTGCTACTCTTAACATTTTACATTCCCCCTTATTGTATATTTAAGAGGAGCTGAACGGCTCTTAAATATACTATGAATTGTTACAAAAAATTTGCATTCATAATACTAAATCTTGGCTCAAAAAATATCACATAATTATCTAGTGTAGCTGAAAAACCATATTTACTTTTATAACATTCTAAAGCTTCATTTAGAAACTTTTCAGTTACATCAAGGTATTCTGCCATTTCGGTTATAGTCTTACAGCCAGCATTAAAACTATCTATTATACCTTTAAGACCAATTAACTTGTTGTAAGCCATCAATCTAGCTTTATATTCTTGTTTGCTATTTTCAACTTTATTTAGGTCTAATATATTTCCATATGAAGTATAATGATGTCCTAGTTCTTCTGCTAACACACAAGCTTTTTCACTTATATTATTAAGTGTATTTTTATTTAAAGCTATTCTATTATTTTTATATAATCCATGAGAATTTGAAATTAAAGGAACTTCTCTAACAATAATATTATTATCATCTGCTTCAGAGAGTAACTTTTCATAACTATTCATAAGTTCACCTACCTATTTTACCAATTATCCATATCATCTAAATCTTGATATATTTTTTCAATTTCTCCTTCTTCATGTAAATGTTCATTGTGTGCCGCTATTGTGTCTATGTGATTTTTATTTACATATTTACCTATTTGAGTAAGTTCATCTACTCTTTTTATTGCTTCATTTTGTCCAATATCGTTTAAGGCATTAAAGCTTGATAAAAGCTTATTTTCTTTAATTTTAATTTGTTTGCAGTCTTCGTTCCACCCCATTATAAAAGCAGGAGATTCATCTAATGCATGTGCTAAAATTTCTAGCTTATCAAGAGGAATATTTTTTATAGCTCCCGTTTCATATCTCTGTAAAGTGGACTTACTTAGTCCAGTCTTGTTAGCTAAATCTTGATAAGACATATTAAGTTCTAATCGTTTATTTTTTATTCTATTTGTAATCTCCAACATTTTTAAATCATTTTCAGTATTCAAATTTATCACCTCTATAAAATATATTATAAAGTATTTTTTCATAAATGCAACACATATATTGGAAAATATAAAAAAATGTTGCATTTTTGACTTGACAATATAAAATGGATGTATTAATATTGAATTATCCCAAATAAGCAACGAGGTGATGGAATGAATATAAGTAAATTAAAAGGAAAAATGGTCGAAAAGAAATACACTCAAAAGAAATTAGCAGAAGAGTTGGGTATGACTGTTCAAGCTTTAAATGCAAAATTAAATAATCGTTCACAATTCAAGATTGAAGAAGCAGTTAAGATATCAAATATTTTGCAAATCGAAGAGCCTGGTGAGATTTTTTTTGACAATTATATCCCAAAAATGCAACGAAATTAAATAAGAAAACCTAACAGATAAAAATTAAAACTAGGGAGGTAGAAATTATGAGTAATAATTTACAAGTAATAGAAAGAAACAACAAAAGAGTTCTAACTACACAGCAACTAGCAGATGTATATGAAACTGACTCAAAGAATATAAGTAACAATTTCAACAATAACAAAGATAGGTTTATTGAAGGTAAACATTATTTTTTATTACAAGGTGATGATTTAAAGAATTTTAAAGGTATTCATACAGAATATGAAAACCTAAAATTTGCTTCAAAAATGTATCTTTGGACTGAAAGAGGAGCAAATAGGCACTGCAAAATATTAGATACTGATAAAGCTTGGGAGCAATTTGACAACTTAGAGGAAACATATTTCAAGGTTAAACAACAGAAACCAACCTGTATAGAAGATGTATTAATAGAAAGTTTAAAAGAAATGAAAGATTTAAGACTTCAAGTTAATCAAGCTAATAATATTGCATTAGAAGCAAAGACAGAGGTTAAAACAATAAAAGAGGTTGTTTCATTGAATGCTACAGACTGGAGAAAAGATACACAACAACTAATTGCAAAGATAGCAAAGAAACAAGGTGGCTTTGAACATATAAATATGCTTAGAAGAGAGAGTTATGAGTTGCTAAACAATAGGTTTGGAGTTGACTTAAACAGAAGATTAATCAATAAAAGAAGAAAGATGGCAGAAGAAGGTGTATCTGAATCTAAAAGAGAGAAAGTTAACAATTTAGATGTAATACAAGATGATAAGAAACTCATAGAGGGGTATGTGGCTATTGTAAAAGATATGGCTTTAAAATACGGAATATCAAGTGATTTAAGTAAGAATTAGGTTAAATAAAATTAGCACTTTGAAAACTAAATACGGAATATTTTGAAAATAGAGGGGTGATTTAAATGGGTAAAAAAAGTGAATACACAGTAACAACAGTTGGTGAACCAAATTTAGATGCATTAGGCGAAACTTTAGCTAAAATTCTTACAGAGAAATTTGGGGTACTAATAACTCATACATACATTGAGAACTATTATGTTGATAAAGAGAGAGGGGGTGATGTAGATGGAGCTATTGAAAGTGAACTTTAATCTAGAGAAATTAAAAATAGGAAATGTAGTGAGTGTAAGTTCTAAGAGGTTTGGGTTCAATATTAATTGTATTGTAGTAGTAGCAACTGAGGAGGAACTAAATTTAGCTTATTATAGCAAAGATAAGGGATGTATTGAGTATCAAGCATTGATACCAGAGGATATTAGATATGGTGATTATATTCTTGAAAGATTAGGTTAGGAGGAAATAAAATGGCAGCTTTAATAATAGTAGGTTTATTTGCAATATGTTTAGTAGGATTAGTTCAAAATAGAGATTAATTAAAAAGGGGGTTTAATTATGGAAAGTTTAAAAATAGTAAAACAATATGTTGAAGGACAGTTAAATTTATCTAGTTTAGAAATAGACAAAAATAAGGAGACTTATGAGATTCTCAAAAATAAATCTAGCAGAGATATGTTAGATGACATTAATTTAAATGATGCATTAAGAGAAGTAACAGTAAACGAAAGATTAAAAATATTTGCTGAGTCATTACTAGAGTTGTTAGATACACAAATCAAAATAAAAGAGAGTGAAGAAAGTGAGGACTATAAAAGACTTTGTATGTACTTAGACGAATTTGGAAGAGATATACCTATAGATGTTCAGATATAAGAAAAGAGCCATTGCGACTGGCTCAATTCAAAAACAAAAAATAAAGTTATTAACATGTATTATAGCATAAGGGGGAAGAAATGAAAAGTAGAAATGAGATAATTAAGGATTTAGAAGATAGATTATTTTTATTAAGATTTACAACAGTAGATGAAGTAGATTGGGATATAAAATTTGGACAAATATCAGCATTAGAATTTTGTATAGATAAACATAGAAAAGGATGTACGTTAGAACAATTCAAAGAACATTTAGACAAATACAAATTACAAGGGAACTGTGGTGATTATATAGATGGCTTTGTATCAGTTTTAAGAAGAAATATAAAAGAGATGGAGGGGTTAGAAAATGAATAACAAAGCTTTAGAATTAGCAACATGTACTTTAGAATCGGGTCAAATACTTGATTACATGACAGTAAAGAATTACTTAGTAAGTGGAAATGGAAATGTAACAGACCAAGAAGTACTAATGTTTATAGAATTATGTAAGGCTCAAAAATTAAATCCATTTATAAAAGAAGCATATTTAATAAAGTTTGGTAATTCACCAGCAAATATAGTAGTTGGTAAAGATGTATTTGTAAAAAGAGCAAATAAAAATCCTAACTTTGAAGGTATGAAAGCAGGAATAGTAACTGTAAATAAAAACGGAGAAGTATTTGAAAGAGAGGGCAGTTTAAAGCTACCACAAGAGGAACTAATTGGTGGATGGTGTGAAGTATCAGTTAGAGGAATGAAGTTTCCTATAAAGTCTGTAGTGTCTTTAGAAGAGTATTCAAAGAGCCAAGCCCTTTGGAAACAAATGCCTTGTGTCATGATAAGAAAATGTGCTATTGTTACAGCTTTAAGAGAAGCATTCCCAGAAGATTTACAAGGATTATATGATAGTGCAGAAATAAAGACTGTACCCGATAAATTACCTCAGAAACCTATTGAAATAGGAAAGGCAAGTCCATCGCAAAAACAAGGAATACTTAAACTAGCATCAATGAAAGGTTTGTATGATTATGAGAATAAAAAAGATACATCAAAGTTAGAGAAATTTTGTGAAAGTAATGGATTTGATTTAAAAGAACTAAAATTTGAGGAAGTAGATGAATTAATTGAATTACTAAGTGAATATGAACCAAAAGATGATTTTATAGATGCTGAGTTTGAAGAGGTGAAAGAGGATGAAGTAGAAATAAAAGAAGAAGCTGAAAATATAGATGGTCAAGTTAGTATGGAAGATAATATGAATTTTGAATAAGTAGGTGATAGAGTGGCAGTTTTCAGACAGATATATACAAGCTTTTGGACTGACCCAAAAGTGCAGGAAGAATTTTCAGTGGAAGATAAAACATTCTTTATGTATTTACTTACTAATTCTCATTCAACTCAAATAGGGATATATCAAATAACTAAAAAGCAAATTGCATTTGAGATAGGATGGACTTTAGAAGTAGCTAATGCAGTTATGGATAGATTTATCAATCATCATAAGAATATCAAATACAATACAGAAACTAGGGAAATCGCTATAAAGAATTGGGGAAAATATAACTTAACTAAAGGTGGTAAACCAATTATAGATTTACTTAATAAAGAGCTCAAAGAAGTTAAAGATATTGAGTTAATAAAATATGTAATTCCATCAATAGAAAAATCAGATATAAGAAAAATATTTGAGGATTATTACGAAATGGCTAAAAATGGGGATTCTTACGATACGTCGACGATACGTGAACGAGTCGTACCACGATACGGGGACAATAACAATAAGAATAACAATAAGAATAACAATAAGAATAACAACAACAATAAGGATGATTCGGTGGTTGTGGATAAAATTAAAACATATTTTGATTTAGAATCTAAGGACCTAGAAAAAATTGTTGATGTATTCATACATACAGAAAAAGGAATTGATTATTTAGAGGAAAAACTAAGGTTGGTTAAAAATACAGATAATGTAAAAAGTGTTACAGGTTATCTTATAAAAGCATTAGAAGAAGATTATAAGCCTATACCGAGCAGAAAAAATAAGACTAAGTTTCATAATTTTAACGAGACATTTACTAAGTATACGTCTGATGAACTAGACGAGATTATTAAAAAGAGTCAGAAAGAGAAGTTTGGAGTAGGGAGTTAATATAACTATTAACTTCCTAGAAGTTAATATTGGAGGGATAAAAGATGGAGTTAAAATTTAGAGAATGGAATAAAAATGGTAAAGAAATGTATAGTTATGATGAAATGGTGTGCTATTCTAAAAATTTGCTTAGAGAGTGGGTTTATAGTGGTGTTTATTTACCAACAAGCAATGAAAATTTTGAGGTTATGATATATACAGGTTTGAAAGATTGTATTAAAAAAGAAATCTATGAGGGTGATATTGTTTCATACATCTTATCATTTGAAGAATTTATAGGAGAGGTAAAATTTGAAGAAGGTTTCTTTGTAATAGATAATGAAGTGCTAGGAGAATGCGTTGGGTTATTTCATGAAATTGCAGTGGTTAAAGTTATTGGCAATATATATGAAAATCCTGAGATGTTAGAAAAGATAAGAAAGTCTAAAGTGTTGGAGGGATAAAATGAGATTTGAGATAGGTAAAACTTATAAGTTTGATAGAGAGAAATTTATAGCATGCAATGGTATAGAACACTATAAAAGATGTGAAGAACTTTGGATTGAAGATGTTGAAGGTGTTGAATTTACTGTTGAAAAAACTTTTGATGATGGCTATGTTTGTCATCCAAATGAATTTCAGTTTAATTTTGGTGTAATTTCGGAATGGTGTGTTGAAGTTAAATAAGGTAGGGGGTATTAGAGATGATAATAATTAGAAGTCAAGATAAAACAGATTTAGTGAAAGCTGATTGGATAAATGTTGATAAAGAATATGTATATGCCGTGTTTGGAGAAATAAACAACTTTAAGGAAATAGGAAAATATGAGGATGAAAAAAGAGCTATGCAGGTATTAGATAATATACAAAGATTTATTGAAGGTGGGACTAGAACGGACTCTATAGACAGTTATAAGGTTAGAAGTTATAGAAATAGAATATTTCAAATGCCAATTAAATAAAGAGGGAAAGAACATGGCTAAAATTTGGATGGACGCAGGAGAATTGTTAGAAAAAACTATTGATATAGAAGATATGTTTGGATGTAATCTAAGTAAAATGAGAAATAAAAGTAAACAAAAAGGTTTAGTTGGTAGAACAAATTCTAAAGGTCAAGGAAGAAAAAGTAAGAAAGTAGAGTGTACTAACATTATTACTGGAGAGAGTAAAATATTTGTCAGTGCTGTCGAAGCAAGTAAATATTTATATTTTACAGAACTTCATATTACTCGTCTAGCAAGAACAGGAAAGACTACTAAAAATGGTTGGAAAGTTAGATATATTCAAGAGGTGTCAGATGGTATTAGCAAATGTGGAACAAGTAATTAAGTTAGTTGAAAAGATATTAAATAAGAAAAAGTGTTCTGTTAATAAAGCTATTGATATAGCTATAAAAATATTAAGTAAATATGAGTGCGAGGGGATGATTAGAAATGAGTTTAATTAAGTATAGAGGTTATGATTTTGAGAATGAGAAGTGGATTTATTCAAATACGATAAAGTGGAGTGATGCAGAGTGTAGTTGTTGCATTTATGCAAATAAAGATGATTGTTATCCAACTAGTTGTGTTACAGGATGCGAAAAGTGGCTTGACATGGAGGTAGAGCTATAAAAATTTGAAGTGATGAAATAAGCAAAGAAATAGAAAGATTAAAAGAATTTTTATATACAGAAAATATCTAATTAAAACAGTTTAGAGAGTTGCAAAATGTCTTTTAGTATAAATTATCATTGAGATGTTTTGTGACTCTCAAAAATGAAAATAAGGAGTATTTAAAATGAAAAAATATAAAATTAAGTTTGAGGAAAAGGTGACTTTAGAACATGAAGTTATAGTTGAAATTCCAAACGAAATAAATATAAATGATATTTGTAACTTTATAGAGAATAAATGTCAAAGAGTATATGATATAGCAGATTATATAAGAGAATTTAATGGGAGACAAATAGATTTTACAGAAGATACTTGTGGAGAGACTGAAATGGTGGTTGAATCATTTAGAAAATGCAAGGAGTGAGCATATGACTAATAAAGAAATGTGCAAGTTAAAGAATATTAATGAAAGAGAAGTGTATAAGGAATTTGGAAAAGAGATTTGTGGTAGTTGTATAAATGATAAGGGAGATTGTGAAAGTAAAGATTGTGATACAGCATATAAAAATTGGTTAGAGAAGGATGCAGAAAGATAATTATAAAAATAAAGTCAAGGTAAGTTTGTGAATGAAACTAGAATGTTATAGACTTACTTTGACTTATAAAAGGAGTGTGTTAAATGGCTAATATATATTGTGAAAATTATAATTGTGAAAACTACTTTGAACATATGTGTATGCTTGAAAGAATTGAAATTAATAACTTGAAAGTGTGTGAAAGTTACATTGAAGGTAAAAATGAGCTATATAAATTAGAAAACGGATATACTATACATCCTAAAGATTTGAAAATGGCGAAAAGTAAAGATTATTCTGTTGAAGTTACTCATATTCCAACTGGTATTACAGTAAAATGCCGTTCTACAAATAGTATTTTAAAAAATAAAAATAAGTGTTTGGAAGTTCTAGAAGAAGAATTAATAAAAATAAACTCTCACTTAGAGCTAGAAGATTTACGCTAAATAGGAAGTGATTTTATGAAACGAAGAAGATGCAGTTGGTGTGGCAAGTTATTTTATCTTAAGGAAAAATCTAAGGATGTTTATTGTTGTAAGAAATGTGAGAGAAAAGCTAAGAAGGTGAAAAATGAAAATTAATTTTGTAATAGATGGAGAACCAAAGGCGAAGGCACGTCCTAGAATGAGTACGGCAAATGGTAAGGCTTATACACCTGACCAAACTGTACTCTATGAAAATTGGATTAGACTCATGTACAACTCTACAGTAAAGCATTTCTTTGAGGGTAATGTGAAAATGACAGTTATTTGTTACTTTGACATTACTAAAAAAGATAGAGAAGCACTAAAGAAAAATAAGGTAAATACTAAAGCGTATAAGGATGCTATAGGCAAGGTAGAAGGGTTAATAAGACCAAACAAGAAACCCGATTTAGACAATATAATCAAGTCTGTAGCTGACAGCTTGAATGGTATAGCTTATAAAGATGATTCTCAAATAGTAGAAGTAGTGAGTAAGAAATATTACAGTGATAGACCAAGAGTTGAAGTTGAATTGGAGGATATTATTTAACTAACAAAAAAATCCGTTCGTTAGAGTATAGACTTAGTTTTTCATAAAAATGTGAAAAAGTTAAATAAAGAATATATCAAATGATAAAGGAGAGATAGGTTATGAATGAAAATATAAATAAAGAAATAACAGTACTTGGAACTTTAGAAATCGAGGGAATGAAATTTCATAACATTGAGGGTGGATTTGGAGAACATAAGAAAGCAATGCTAGTAAAAGATATAGCTGAGATACATAATAGAGAATCTAGACAGATTAATGAGCTTATAAATAAGAATAGAAAAAGATTTAAAGATGGAAAAGATATATTAGATTTGTTAGGTGTCGGTTTGGACGATACCAAAATAAAAGAATTAGGATTTACTCAACAATCAATTAATTCTTATAGAGGGTTAAAAAACAAAGGGTTATTATCTGGGATTTATATATTATCTGAAAGAGGTTATGCAAAATTATTAAAAATATTAGAAGATGATATAGCTTGGGAATTATATGAGAAGTTAGTTGATGGATATTTCTCTATGAGAAAAGAACTAAATAATCCTCTTTTAAGTGCATCAAAGGAGTTACAAGCTATATTTATGCTAGATAAGAAACAAGAAGTCTTAGAA